CGGGCGCGCAGCCGGGCGAGGAACCGTTCGGCGATCGCGGGGCCCATCTTCCAGCCCGCCAGGTTGGCCGGGCGGCCGTCCCGGGCCCGGAACAGGCCGTCGGGGGTGAGCTGGACAAAGTCCTGATCCTGGGCCGGGAGGTCGAGGGTCAGCGCCGCCACCAGGTCGCGGGACGACATGGCGGCCAGGACCGCCAGGGCGATCTTACGGGTGGATTGGGGGTGGGCTCCAGGCATGGAGCCGATCATGGGGGGCGGGGAGATGGGGCTGCACCCTGACGGGGGTCAGGGAGGCCCTTATTGGGGACCGAAACCAGCATGCCCGGCCGAAGTGGCCCGGTCAAGCCTCTGGCTGGGGACCCGTCGCATTGCAAAGGCGTTTAACTCGCCCACAGCGCCCCTTTCCGGGGCTGAGCCCGGCACCGGGGGCGGTTTTCGGGTTGCGCGGCGCTGAGGGGCTGTCAGGCGGCCGTTCAGAACAGGGCCAGGGAGCCGGTTTCCCGCCGGCCGGATTCGCAGTGTTCGTTCCAGATCAGCAGCTCCTGGGCCTGGCTCCCGGCACCGCCGCCGACGGTGTAGCGGATGCCGATGGATTCCATGTGCAGCCCGGCGAAAATCCGCCGGATCTCCGGGTGGTCGTTCAGGCTGATCAGCATCGAGCCCTCGACGCTGGCGGCCAGGTCCGCCATGCGTTCGTAGTGCTCCAACCCGAACTCCACGCCATAGCCCTCGGTTTCCCAATAGGGCGGGTCCAGGTAGAAGAGGGTGTGCGGGCGGTCGTATTTCTCCACGACGCGATCCCAGGGCAGGTTCTCCACCGTGGTGCTGTGCAGCCGCAGGTGCGCCTGGCTCAGATCCTCCTCGAGGCGCAACAGGTTCAGGCGCGGCCCGGAGGTGGTGGTGGTGCCGAAGGTCTGACCGTCGACCCGTCCGCCGAACGCCAGGCGCTGCAGGTAGTAGAAGCGGGCCGCGCGCTGGATGTCGGTCATGGTCTCCGGCACCTTCTGCTGTTCCCACTCGTACACCTGCCGCGAGGTTAAGGCCCATTTAAATTGCCGGACAAACTCTTCCAGGTGGTGTTGCACCACCCGGTACAGGTTGACCAGCTCGCCGTTGATGTCGTTGATGACCTCGACCTCGGAGGGATCCCTGCAGAAGAAGATCGCGGCCGGGCCGTGTTGCCGCACGGTCTGGTCGCCCTATCTTTCAAATTTCAGCCTGCGATGTAGTCCTGCAGCACATCCAGCGCCAGGCGCTCGTCCTCATCGGATGCACCCAGGAACGGCCGGGCCGGAATGTCGCCCCAGGGAATGGGGGCGCCCCGGCGGGTTTTCCCGTACTCGCCCTTGGCGGCGCCGAACTGATGGGTGGGCGCGTACACCAGCGGGGATCCGACGCGTAGCTCGTTGCCCTGCACCTGGTAGTTGATGGTGGTGGACAGGGCGCGGGTCTCGCCGACCAGCGGCTTCTTGCCAGCGGCGCGGCGTTGCCCGCCGGCGGACAGCTTACCGTCCTTGCGGTAGCTGCCCTTGAACCGGCCCAGGTAGCCCAGGAACGCGGTCTCGCTGTTGGGTTCCCAGCGGCTGCCGTCCGGCGCCGTGGAGGTCTCGAAGCGGCGCTTAGTGGATTCCGCCAGGTATTCACCGATGACCTTCAGCGGGCCCGCCAGGTCCCGGCTGCGATCCTCCAGCCCCTGCAGGGCCGCCTTGGCGGCCTGGTCGTTGATGTCGAGCTTCAGCATCAGCCCCCTCCGATCCGTTCGCGCGTGTCCTCGCGCAGCGCCTCGCCCAGCGGCGCAGGCAGCCGGGCGGCCTTGTCGGCCACCAGGTCGCGCAGCTCGGCGGCGGCGGTATCACCGGGCATATAGTCCCAGCCCGGATCGATGGCGCCGGTGGGATCGCCGGGCGGCGTGTTCACCTGGCGGCCGCCCAGGCGCTCGATGTCCTGCGCACGCACCGCCACCACCCGGCATGAGCAGCCCCAGCCGTTGGGCGGGTAGTGTTCCTGCCACCAGGGATGGTCGGCCGGCAGGGTCATGCCGTCCCAGGCCAGGTGCTGGGGCCGCGGGTCGGCGCTGCCGCCGTGCTTGTACATCCAGAAGGGCGCCAAGCGCTGCAGGTCCGGGTCGCGCAGCTGCGCCAGGCGGCCGCTGGCATAGCTGGTGCGCAGGTTGGTGGTGTAGATCACGCGGGTGCGCCAGCCGTGCTCGCCCCGATACGCCCAGCCGTGGCGGTCCACGATGCTGTCGAACTGTTCGCGAAACCAGTCGATGGACTGGCCCTCGGAGATCGCCGTGTCCACCGCCTGGGCGAAGTCGGCCAGCAGGTCGGCCTTGGTGGCGCCGGCGATCACGAAGGCCCGGTCGTGGGCGTTGCGCATCAGGTCGTCCCAGCGCTCGGTCGGCACCAGGTTGCGCAGCCGCAGTCGCACCGCCTCGATCTGCTCGGCGAATGGCAGCTTTGCGCGGTTGACGGCGGCCATCAGTCGAGCTGCCCGGCCTCGGCGGCGACATCCTCGCGCCCGCCGGCATCGGCGGCGGCGAAGGCCAGCGCCATCACATCGGCCAACTGCCTGGGCGGCAGGTCACCGTAGGCTGACAGCAGGCGATCGCGCAGCTGCTCCAGGGACTCGGCGTCGGCGGCCAGGGTGCGGATGGATTCGATCCAGGCGCGCAGCGGGTCGGCGGTGTCCTCGGCCAGGCGGTCGGCCATCGTGGTGGGCACGTCCGGCGCGCTGGGGTCGAGTCGCAGTGCGGCCGTGGCCGTCTTCAGGGGAGCGGGTGGCGGCGCCTGTGTGGGCCGCAGGATCTCCTCCTGCTCGCCGGCCTTGGGGATCCGCGACTTCTCGTGGATCCACCACATGGGGATGCGCACGCCCCGGTCGGCGAACACCGGCAGGGTCTCGGACAGCATCTTCAGGTCCTCCGCGCTGCCGGTGTCCAGGAAGAAGCGTGGCGCCCGGCGCCGGTCCTCGATGCCGAAGTTCAGCGCCGCCATCGGCCACAGGATGTCGCGGTTGATGGTGCCGGCGTACTGGCGCACATCGGAATTGATCAGGCTTTGCTGCCCGCGCTCATGCACGTTGCCGAGCGCGTTGGTGTTGGTGCCCTCACCGGTGCCTGAGGTGAGCGTGCCGCCCAGGACGGCCTTGGTCTTGGAGCGCTCGCACCAGTCGAGCATGGTTTCGAACAGGTCGGCCTTGCCATCCGCCGCTTCCTTGAACTCGATGGCCATGCCTTCCGGGATGATGCCGGCAGCACGGTGGCCAAGGCTGGTGACCGCACGCAGCAGGGTGGCCTTTTCTTTCGCGGTGGCGTTGCGTGGGTAGGTGCCGACGCGGGCCGGCAGGCCGTAGATCTCCAGCAGCTCGGCGAGATCCCCGAGCGCATAGTTCTGGAACAGGTACGGCCAGGCCAGCACGCGGTGCAGGCCGCCGCGCGCGATGTAGCCCGCCTTGGCGCGGTGGCGGTGCTGGGCCCAGCCCAGCGCCCACAGCTCGGCGCCGATGGCGCTCATGTCGCGCAGCAGCAGGCGGTCCTGGTGGTCCGGGTTCAGGCGGAACCAGCTGTGCGGCCGGAACTGGGGCTGCTCGATGTAGCGGCGCTCGCCTTCGCGCGCCCAGGGCAGCTCCAGGTTCACCCAGCCGTGGCCGATGGCGGAGCCCAGGTCGATGATCAGGTCCTCCACTTCCAGGCCGCCGAACGCCTCAATGCAGAAGTCCGTCGCCTTTTTCTCCTGGGCGGAGGCGCCGTCCGGCGGCACGATCTGCCATTCCAGTTCGGCGGCCAGCTGGCGGCGCTTGGCGAGGTCGGAGGCGATCTGCGGATCCTTCTCCTCCATGTCCTCGAACAGTTCGTGCTGGGCCTTCAGGTCGCCCTGCTCGGCCGCCTCCAGGATGGCGTAGAGTTTCGCGGGGGTCAGGCCCTTGCTGGGATGGTCCGCGAACTCGCGCTTGATCAGGCCTACGCGGGCCTCGCTTTCGGTCTGTTGTTCCTGCATGGCCTGGGCGTCAGCGCCCCACAGGCGTTTCATCAGGGATCGGATGCCTACCATGCGCCACCTCCGGCGGCTGAGTGCTCATCATCAACGGGGGCGCCCGACCAGCCACTGGTGGAGGCCGGCGCGGGCGTGAAATCAATCTCCATCGTGTCCATCACGCTGGCGTAGTAGGCCAGCGCGATTGCGATCGCGGCATCGCCGTGGCGGTCCTTGTCGCTGCCGGTCTTCGTGTCCGGCAGGCGCGGGATGCCCTTGATCACCTGCAGAGCGCGCAGGTCGTCGAGCACGTCGCGATCGCGCGGCAGGCTGAGCAGGTCATCCTCCAGCGCCGCCTTGAGTTTGGGCATGTGTTCCAGGTACCAGGACTGGGACAGCATCACCGTCTCAATGCGGCCGGCGCCGTAGCGGTAGGCGGTCTGCTCGGCCAGGTACTGGCCATTGCCGCGCGCATCGAGTGCGCCGCCCTGCAGGCGCGGCAGGCGGTCCACCAGGTAGTTGAGCACCTGCTCTTGCTGGCGGAACGGCACGTTGCGCAGCTCCACCAGGAAGGGCACGCGGCGACGCAGGTCCTGGCCGATGGCCACGGGCGCGAGCACGGTCAGATCGCCGGAGCGGCCGAAGTCCTCGCCGAAGGCGTGGCGCTCCTCGGGGTTGAGCCTGGCCAGCAATGGCCGCAGCTCGCGCTCGCACCAGTCGCGCACTTCCGCCTCGCGCATGGGTTCCGGCCAGGCGTTGAATTCCGGCGTGCCCTCGAAGCGCAGCACGGGCGCGTCCACCATGCGCGCCTCGATGAGCGCGCGGGACAGGTAGGCGCCACCGCCCTGCTTGGGCACGCAGTAGTACTCCTCGAGGGCGTCCTCGCGGGTGGCGGTGTCGCGCAGCAGGTTGTCTTTCCACTCGTCCTCGGCGGCCTGGCTCCATGCCACGCCGCGCACCTGGCAGATGCGCTTGTACAGGCCCTGCTCGCAGGCATCGTCCAGGGTGATGCGGTGCACGCTGTAGCGTTTGCGGCCCGCGCGGCTGTCCTGGATCAGTTCGTTAAACAGGTTTTCAACGCCGTTGTGCGTGCTGATAATGCGCACCTTCGCGCCCCACATGGTGAGCGCCAGGGCGGCCTTGAGTACTTCCGCCAGGTGTTCGTGGTGCGCCGCCTCATCGATGGTCACGTTGCCCTGGCGGCCGCGCATATTCGAGGGGCGCGAGCTCAGCGCCTGGATCTTGAAACCGCTGGTGAACCGGACGGTGTAGGTGAGGATATCCTTGTCCTCGTCGTGCAGGATCTCCTCCTCGATGTCGGAGGCGGCACGGTTGAAGGCGCGCGCCCACATGGCGCAGGCGTCGATGAACTCGATCGCCATCTCCTTGGTGCTGCCGACGTAGAAGTGGTTCGTGCCGCCGGCGGTCTTGGCGGCACTGGCGGTCAGCACCGCGTCGGCAGCCTCGGCCCAGGTCAGCCCGGTGCGGCGGCTTTTCTCGGCGATCTTGAGCGGGGATTCGTCGGCCACCCAGGCGCGCTGGTAGCCCAGGAGTACTTCGCGGATGGCGAGCTCCACGGCGGTGCTCATGCGATCCCTAGGATTTCGCGCTTGATGGTGTCGATGGAATCACGGCTCATGCCCTGGTTGACCAGGGCCTTTTCCGTCACGTCGGCGGCGGCCTCGGCGGCCTGGCGCTTGATTTCCTGCTCGCGCTTCACGTTCTCGCTGGCGGCCCGCTCCAGGCGCTCCATCGCGATGGCCATGTTCTTCAGCATCTTCGCCACCTCGGGCGCTTCCTTCACGCTGATCTCGCCTTGCTGCATGGTCATGGACAGATCGAACGCCAGGGTGCGCAGGATCTCGTTCACCAGGTGGCCCACCTGGCCCTGCGGCTGGGCGCCCAGCTTGGCGATCCACATCTCCGCCACCTGGCGCGACTGGCGCAGCCGCTCGCCCACCTCGCCCATGCGCACGGCATAGCGGTTGACGCTGGACTTGCTCACCCGCTCGGGGTGGCCGTCCTCCTCCAGGATGGCGTTGATGCGGGCCACGGCGTCGAGCTGGGTCACACGCGGGTCGCGCAGCAGCGCCTGCAGCTGCTCCAGGATGTCGGACGGCAGGCGGTCGATGGAGCTGGGGCGGGGCATCGCTTACTCCTGGTAGGTGACAGTGATGACCACCAGGCCGCCGGCTGCCTGGGATCCCTTCGTGAACATGAAACCTGCGAACCACATCAACCAGCACACGACAATCGTGACTAGGAACGGCTGGCCCCACTCTTTCCAGATACGCTTCAAGCGTTCGCGCATGCTTATGCTCCCGGCCGGCGGCGGGCGACGCCCGGCACCCGCGCACGTCCCAGCCCCACGTCCTCGCCACGGTCGGTGAGCTTGGCGACCAGCACGTCGGCGCTGCCGTCCAGC